CCATCGGAAGAGCAAGATACAGCGGAATCATGGCGAGATTCTTGTCGCACCACTTTATCGAGTGCGGACAATAGGTTTCTTTCTTGCCGTTAAAAAAGAGCGATGCGACACCGCCCTCATTTGCGACATAATCAACGAATGCGTTACACCACGCTGCTCCGCTCGGAAGTCCGGCAAACTTCCGAAACCTTGCACCGCCCTGACCAAGATGCTTTTCTGCTATTTTTAGCACTTCTGCGTTTTTATTCATCATCCACCTCCGCATCGTCCGGCTCTTCTTGGCTCATGTATATATGCTCTGCGTACTTGACTTCAGGAAGTCCTGTTGCAAGGCACTTGAGAAATGCCACGATGAATCCTAAAACGGATGCAGACAGAACCATCAGCCAATTCACATCCGATAAAAATGTGGCATTCGTTCCGATTGTAACGACAGCCACTTCACAGAATGTCCATAATGCCCTGATTAAGGACGCTTTTATCAAATTGCTCATATTACCTCCTATGCTGTTCTGTGCCATCTGTTCACGACAAGATAAGGCTGCATATTGTTATGAGATGAGCCTCCTCCTGTGTATCCGACATATTTCGCATAAGTAGCATTAAACGATGAACTTGTGCTTGTCGGTGCGTATTTACCGCTTGAGGAGGATGCCATCACTTGTGTCTCTCCGATGCCCTGTGATGAGGACGGCAGATCGTCTCGATTGTAAACAATAAACGCATTGGACGATGTTGATGTCGTGTGGCGGTGTGACGGAATCTCGGACTCCTGAAGCGTGTGCGTTTTTTCACCGCCTGTCGAGCCGTTGGTGTATGTCGAGCCTGATCCGATGTGGACAAGACCCTCCGTTTCCCTCACCCATGTGCCTCCCCATGCCGTGTTGGGGTTGAATGAGGAATTGCTCGTCTCAAAGTAACATCCGACAGGATAAAACAGATCCAAGATACCAAGATCCTCAATGGTCAGGTCTCCTGAACCAAGAATATCCGCTCCGTTTATGGTCTTGATGTTCTCACCGCTCACTAACTCGTTCTGCTTTCCGGCGATCTCCTCATCAAGCCCAGCCGTCCTTGCGTCCACAACTGTTGTTGCTCTCTTCGCTGATATGGCTGCGACATTTGTAAGAAGATCCGACAGCGTTCTCCTGAAATTGCCGAATTCTATCTGCGTATATCTTGAAGTCATGCAATCCCATTCGTAGGAGATGACATCCGTCAGCAGATTCAGGTCGAGCCGTTCATCTTTGACCGCTATAACATCACCGATGTTCACGTTGCGGTCGATGTGTGCATTTAGCGTGTAATTTACTTGCGGAACACAGTTTACTTCAAGATAGGCATTCGCCTGATTCCGAAGGTCATTCACAAGAGCGGTCTTGTAAGCCGTTTCGGACGGATAATCCTCCTCATTTATATCCTGTTCAAAACTGACCGTTTTTGTGTAAGGAATGGAATACTGTGTGTCCGAAGTAATATAAATGCTCACAGACGGATTCAACTCGTTCAAAAGAATCCCATCCTTGCCCACAGGGAGGATCTTGGTCACGACATCATCCCAATTCTCCTCAACAGTAATGTCTTGGAGATTTTTCTTATATTGAACAGTTATGCCGTTGTCATATCCGATTGATGATTTGATCTGGACATCGAAATTGTTCCGAACAAGATGACCGCCCCAGCGTTCCAATACTGTCATAAAAGCGTCATGGAGCGATGTCCTCACGCATCTGTAGGAATCCACCAAAGTGATGTCACTTCCTGTCGTGAATTCGCTGTTTGGCTCGGTGGCATCGTTGAGCCACGCAAGAGCCTGTGAACAGGTCTTGTTTTCCGCATACGAGTCTGCGATAAGATAGTTCTTCGAATCGTAGAAAACGTGCCATGCCTTGATGGTTATCTTGGTCTTCGTTTTCTGCGGATTCGTTATGCGGAATGCCTGTTCCCCTTGCGGTGTCGGAGCAACGATGATGTTTCCTTCGACTAAATAATCGACATATTCCAACCCCGTTTCGATTTCAAGATAGAAATCTCCATTGTCAGCACAGTAGACTTTCGCCTTTAACGGCTTCAGCACAATATCTCCGTTGGAATCGAATGATGTATCTGTTTGTCCGAATACTTTAATCATTGTGATGCCTCATTATGCTTTCACGCACAACACCCTAAAGGACGCATTGTTAAGCGTTACAGACCCTGATGACAAGTTCCAAACACCATAATCTATATAATAGACATCGGCAGATGTAACTCTAACAAGGTAATGAACAAAAACAAACGGAGAAATCGCACTACTGTATGCACCGCTAAATGCAGCACCAACAACACCAATCGGAATAAACCCTGTTGGAAGTGATGATGTCAGTGTTGTGGTCTTATCTATTCCACTATTAGCCGAAATGGATTGATTGACAGGCGCACTATGGCTGACAACCTGAACATAGTCATTAATATCAAAATCAAGGTCAGCAAACGATTTGTTCCCTGACAGCGTGACTCCGTTGATCTGTGGCTTTGAATCGAGAGCCGGATAATTGATTCCTAATGACGCAAGGCTCTTGTTCCCTTCAAGAGTGATGTTGTTGATCTGCGGTTTCGACCCCAACGATGTGTATTGATTGGCGATATAATCGCCCGGATCTCCCTTGTCACCCTTTTCGCCCTTCTCGCCACGAAGCATCATGACCTTGACATTCTGCACAAGTCTTGAATTTTGAATGCTCATTTTAACCTCCTATGAAACAACGTAATATACATCATATCCGACATTCGTTCCTGTGGCAGAGAACACCATCGTTTTGTCTCCGTCATAATTGATTCCAAGTGATGTGTAGGCTGTGCCAGCCGTCAGGTTGAATGTCTGCTTGCCTCCATCATTCCAATCCAAGATGCCAGCGATCTTCGTTCCTGTGACAGGACTCTGCGATAATGTGACAGTAGCGGTCTCGCCTTGCGTGATGGAATAGTCCATGTCCTGTTTCACCACGTTTTCGGATGTGTTGTAGGACACTTCAAGAATTTTTACAGTTTTACCGCTGACCTTCGAATTGAACATGAACCTCTTCTCGCCATATGTGTAGGTCATGTTGGTGAAATCGGTGTCCAATTCGGATGACGGAGATTCTACTCGGAGCGACCCTCTTGCGGTGCGTGTGTCGTTGCCGTCCTGATATGAATAAGTTATATAAATATTCGTGTCAGGCTCGACATCATAAGCCAAGTTACAGGCAACGTATGACGATGATGTTGCCTTGATGTCATCTCCGTTGTGGAATTCTGTGATTTCGGTGACAGGCACATCCTCGCCACCGCCCTCATCTCCTCCGCTGGAGTCTACATCATCGGTGGATTCCTGAATAATTTCAAGAATTCCCCACATAAGTGTGAAAACCTCGCCCATCAAAGCGACCCTCAAATCATACCAATACCGACCAGCGTCAAGGTCTTTGGTATCGTCAGGATCTATCCGAACAGAATACTTTCCAATGGCGATTTTTTCGATTCCGTCACCAAGAGTCTTTTGAAACGCTTTGGTGGTGGATTCTCTGTTCTGCTTGGCGGTAAGATAAGCATGTCCAAGATCGATGTTCCGATATTCGCCAACGAATTCAATGGCGAAAGCAACAGTATCGCCTCGGATCATGGTTATATTTTCTTCAGCCATATTGAAATTGGTTCTCATGTTTCCTCCTATATCCATCTCGACCGATTCTCTACAATGATCCTCGTTATATATCCAGACCACGACAGCAGATTCTTTCCGCAATCAAGACGAAGGTCATCATAGTTTCCGGCAACGCTTCGGTTTTTCAAAACATCGCCTTTGTATGCCTCCATCTTCTCGGCATCGATGGTAATGTATCCGTTTGAGCCGATTGCTATAACAAGGATCACGCTGTTCCGAAGCGTGAGAGATACTGTTCCTGTGCCGTAAAGCGTCAGCTTCGGCTTTGATGCGATGTTTCCGTTATTCCATATCTCTAAAGAATTCCCTGTTGGAGTGACATCCATCGTTTCATCAACAGCCGAATACTTGAACGGCTCGACATAGAACGTGACAACTCCTGTGCGAAATTTGCCAAGCCGTTCAAAATCGATTTCGGACAGCATTTGAAAGCGGTATTTCTTGTCCGGCTCGTTTGAGAAAATGATCTCTCCATCCTGTGCGAAAAATTTAATGACTTCATCGATGTCATAGTCTCCGAACAGAC